GATCTTCTGGTACAAGTGGATCAACAGGATCTTCCGGTACAAGCGGTTCTTCTGGATCATCAGGAACAAGCGGTAGTGCAGGATCATCTGGAACAAGAGGATCATCGGGCAGTTCTGGAACTTCGGGATCAAGTGGCTCTTCAGGAACGTCTGGATCAACGGGCACGTCAGGATCAACAGGAAGTTCTGGGACAAGTGGTACATCAGTCACCGTTCCAGGATCCAATGATCAAATACTAACATCGAACGGAAGTGGATCATTGGTAGCCGAATCCTTATTAACTTTTGATGGTACAAAATTAAGTCTATTATACCAATCAGGTGACGAAGGTGGTGAGATGCTTCTGAATAAACCGGTAACAAATACAACATTAGACGGTGGTGTTACGATTGATGTTTATCAAAATAAACTTCGTTTTTTCGAACAAGGTGGAAGTGCTCGAGGGTTCTACATAGACATAACAACGGGTGGTGGTGCCGCAAGTACTAATTTAGTAGGCGGTGGTGGCAGTGGGACTTCTGGGTCAAGTGGATCTGCGGGGACGGCCGGTTCCAGTGGATCTACGGGGACTTCAGGTAGCAGTGGTTCGAGTGGAAGTGCAGGATCTTCAGGAACGAGAGGTTCGTCTGGTACATCTGGATCGGCGGGTTCATCTGGAAGTTCAGGGTCATCTGGAACATCAGGAAGTTCTGGATCCACCGGTTCATCTGGAAGTTCAGGGTCATCTGGAACATCAGGAAGTTCAGGTTCGACCGGTTCATCAGGAAGTTCTGGATCCACCGGTTCATCTGGAAGTTCAGGGTCATCTGGAACATCAGGAAGTTCAGGGTCATCTGGAACATCAGGAAGTTCAGGTTCGACCGGTTCATCAGGAAGTTCAGGTTCGACCGGTTCATCAGGAAGTTCTGGATCATCTGGGTCATCCGGAACATCTGGGTCATCTGGAACCAGAGGGTCATCTGGAACATCAGGTCTTCTAAGCTTAACCGGAACCACAGACAACGGGTTAATAACACTCAACGGTTCTCAACCGAACGGAACGGTGGAAACCAACCTTACATTCGACGGAAACACGCTGAGAGCCATCGCAAACACGACCACAGTACCGCTCATAATCGCATCAGGTTCGTCCACTCAAGACTTGGTCAGGATAACGCAGGTAGGAACAGGAAACGCATTTGTGGTGGAAGATTCGACAAATCCAGATTCTACACTGTTCGTTGTAAATGCAAATGGTGCCGTCGGAATCGGTGGAGCACCTAATGCATCATACAAACTAGATGTTATTGGTGGGACTCTATCTGCAGCCATAAACACATCATCCACCACAGGTGACGGATTAGTTGCATCTGGAGGAGGCCCTGGTAGATACGGAGTTTGGGCGTCAAACGTAGGAGACGCCAACGGAACATATGTGGCAGTCTATGGTCAGGCATTCTACGCAGATACTGCATATGTAACAAGTACTTACATTGGTGGAAATTTCGTCGCGGATGGTGGTGAAAACGCAAAAGCTTACTCAGTGAGGCTGTCGGACGGAACACAGGGAATCAACAAACTACTTGTTGATACAACCGGAAATGGAGATGCTAACTGGACTAGCTCTATAAATGTAACATCAATAATAGCTTCCGCGTCCAGCACAGGAGATATAGTAAGGATAACACAGACCGGAACAGGAAACGCATTAGTTGTTGAAGATAGTTCTAATCCAGACCTAACACCTTTCGTGATTGACGCATCAGGTAACATAGGTGCAGGAACGGCGTCACCATCAACAAAGCTACACGTATTCTCTACGACGAGTGGTGCTGTAAGGATAGTCGACGGGACACAACAGGCCGGATATGTCCTAACTTCTGACGCGAATGGTGTGGCAACATGGCAGGTGAGTACTGGTGGTGGATCTTCACTGAGTGGAACCGTAAACTACGTTCCGCACTACACGTCCACGACGACACTTTCATCAACAAGTTCTATACAAGTCTCAGGTGACACCGTTGGGATTGGATTGTCCTTTTCGAATACAAGTGGTCCTAGCACAGACCACAGACTACACGTTCACTACGGATCAGGAACCTACGGCGTTCTCATAGAAGGTGGTGGTGCAATATCGGAAAATATACCTCTGAGACTTTGGGACACCGGAACGGGTGCAAGTAACACAAACGTGCTCGAGTTCGCTCACGCAACGGGTAGTACGCCGAAATCGTACGTTCCTGCGGCCAGGGTGAAATCAGTAAACCCTGCGTCCGGTGCGACTACTGGTGCTAACCTGATACTCGAAACATCATCTTTGTCCGACCCTACCTCGACAACGTGGAACTCGAACCAACTATACCTCAGAAATGATGGAAACGTCGGTATAGGAACGAACACACCTTGGTCTTACCTGACCATAAACACTCCAGGTGGAACATTGTACAGTGACGGCACGACCGGACAACACGGACTCATAATAGGAAGCCACTCGACCGGATTCAACCTTCTCTATATGGGAAGTGATGAAACAAACGATGTTGCATACCTTCAAGCTTCTGTTAGAGGAGGAAGTACATTACCGATAGTAATAAATCCAAGTGGTGGAAACGTCGGTATAGGGACCGTAACTCCAGCAGCAAAACTGGACGTAAGAGGGAGCTCAGGAATAATAATACTAGCATCCGCATCCACAACATCCGACCTGGTTAGGATTACTCAGACCGGTACAGGAAACGCTTTAGTAGTAGAAGATAGCGCGAATCCGGACTCGACTCAGTTCGTAATCAACTCGATTGGAAACGTGGGTATAGGTGCGAATCCTTCAGGAGGTCGTCTATACGTACAAGACTCTACAAACACAGCGATATACGCTCTCTCATATGGTAATGATGGTATCACTGGTCAGAGCGTTGCTGGAGTAGGATTTGCGGGAGTGAAAGGAACGGGTCAGATAGGAGTCTATGGTTTGGCAAGTTCGGAGACGGGAACAATGATTGGTGTTCAGGGTTTTGCAAGCGAGATAGAGACAGGTAGTGGGACCTATATTGCTGGATACTTTGGGGCATTCTCAACGAACGGAACGAACTATTCACTAAGGTTATTAGACGGTACGGAAGGTGTTGACAAGTTACTCACGTCGGTAACGGCGGACGGCCATGCCAACTGGAAAAGCGACATAAAGGTTACGTCCATAATAGCATCAGCATCGAGTACAGGTGATCTTGTTAGGATAACACAGACTGGAACAGGAAACGCACTTGTGGTAGAAGATAGTGCGAACCCTGACGCGACACCTTTCATCGTTCACACGACAGGAAACGTCGGTGTGGGTACGGCATCTCCGACAAACACACTACACGTACAGGGCTCGATGAAGCTGACCGGAACGTTCTCAGGAAACAACACAAACTTCGTACAGTCCGAGCTCATAACACAGACAGTTCTACTCTATATGTCTAACAACACATAGCGGAAGAGAGCGTTCTTTGTAATATATAAAAGAAAAAACGAAGATGGCAAGTAACCTAACGTTCACGAGTGCACCATTCCTACAAGGACTTACTGCATCTGCAGCAAACTCGACAACAAACACAAGGTACACTATACTAACAGCGGACGCGGTAAACGACCGTAGGGTTTACGGCATATCGATAGTAAACACATCCGCCGCATCGGCACAGACTGTAACAATATGGCTCAACGACGGAACAAACCCTTATCAGGTATTCGTAATAAGTGTGCCACTGAGTTCGGGTAACACGACTGCGGTTGCCTCAGTGGATATAATGGGCTCGGTTGTCGGTGCCGCTGTGCTACAAAAGCAGAGGGACGCGAACGGTGTACCATACTTCAACCTACCGAAGACCTGGTCTATACAGTACCAGTACAACACCGCGTTATCCGCGTCGGGACTTTACATACTGGTATTCGGAGAAACATACGCATAAAATATGGCAGGAGCACTGACTTTCACATCCGGATCGTTCATGCAGTGCACGGTCTCATCACAAGCGACCAGAACGGGCGGAACCGTTTTCGACATACTTACAGCGACGTCGTCGGTTGACAGGAGAGTATACGGCCTTTCGATAGTGAACAACGACAACAACGCTAACCCGGTTAGGATATTCCTAAACGACGGAACTACAGACATACAGGTGGCCAACGTCAACGTCGTTACGAACTCAGGAAACGCCGTGGGCACTCCACTAACAGATGTGTTCTCGAGCACGTTGGCGGAGTCTGTTTTTGCCAAGACCAGGGACGCGAACGGTGTGACCTACTTCAACCTACCAAAGGGTTGGTCAATCAGGATGTCGTACCTCACCACGCACACCATACCAGCGGAGAGGCTATTCACCTTCGTGTTCGGAGAAAACTATTAGACGAGATGGCAAACCAACTGACACTAACTAACACACCGTACCTGTACAGTATATCGTTGACATCGTCAAGTGTGACAAACACAGCATACACGATAGTTCCTGCAGACAGCACGCACGACAGGAGGATATACGGAATGATTGCTACCAACACCTCCGCGGTGAACCATAACGCATGCACACTGTGGCTCAGCGACGGAACCACCGACTACCAGATGGGCAAGGACGATATAAGTGCGAACGCTGGAAACAACGTCTCGACCGGATCGATCGACATTTTCACCAGTTCCGACTTCTCAGGCCTTCTGACCTACGCGATGGGTGACAATATGGGAGTGTGGTACTTCAACCTACCGAAGACATGGTCTATGAAGTTCACGTACACAAACACGTTATCGGCGGGTAACGCGATGACCTTCACCACCTTCGGCGAGAAATACGGCGGAGTGACGCAACGGTTCACGTCTCGACATTTTCAGCAGACCGCGACTTTCTCCAACGCAGGAGGTACTACAAGACGTGATATTGTTAGTAGCGTCGCATACGACAGGAGAATCTACGGCATAGACGCCGCGAGTACAGACTCAACTGCCAGGACACTGGCAATAAGTCTAAACGACGGAACCACAAACTACCTAATATACACAATCTCGATACTAGCGAACTCAGGAAACACTACGGCGATATCAGCACAGGACCTTTTCTACGACGCGTTCATACAGGGCCTATTCGTCAGGACGGCGGATCCTGAAGGCATATCTTACTACTTCAACCTTCCCGCAGGATGGAGTTTAAATGGCATATTCGCAGTGGCACCTGCTATAGGATCACAGATAAACATAAAAACGATAGGCGATACGTATGAGTAGGAACGGAATAAACAGCGGCCTAAATCAAGGATGGTTGCAGGGGTACAAATCAGGTTTCGGTTTCTCTCGTATGGAGAGCGGCATGAAAAAAGGGCTGGTTAGTGAGCCAGGGATACACACAAAGGTACAGGATCCTACGTTACTACAGGGTAACAAGCAGCCTTCTTCGTTCTTTATCGCAGACTTCAACACAACGAGAACCGCGGGAGGAACCATAGCCGGACTTACCCAGCTATCCCCCGGAAAGACAGCATACACCATTGGATCTTCTCCTGCGTACCAGCCACCATACAGAGGAAACGGAGGAGTCTACAACACACGCGCATACATAGACTTCAACTCCTCGGCCGATGTTGTATCGACGACGAACACGTTGATGGGTTCTGGAAAGAACGAGTTAACCGTAATGATGGTATTTCGTATATCTAGTGCCACTGATGGAAGAATATTATTTTATAGTGTCGATTCAACAATTACAAATACGATTGGTGATATACAAATAACAACACAAGGTGGCAACAGAGTTAGAGTTTCCTTTATAGGTAACCCAACGACAACCAGTGCAGTCTACGACACATACGATCCGTTAGTAGAGGGTCTGCACCACTGGCACATACTAACGGTGAAGTTCAGACTTTACCAACCGAACGGACCAGGATCCGAAGTTGAGATGCACCTGAACGGTAAACTAAATATGAGACCGATTACAACGACGTTCGGTGCGTCGACTGGAAACTTCGTCGGAAACAACTACTACTTCGGAAACAACTCTTCTACAACTTCTGGTGGATCTCAGATTGCAAGTGCAATAACATTTGACTATTGGCTTAACTCATCCGAGCAAATAAGAATGGAAAATTTTTACAGATGGTATTATGGTAGGAGATTTTAGCAACGTACCCACTTTCGATCAACTAACACATAGACTCGAACTGAAGCCTGAATATTTGGGTGTGGGTGAAATAGTAAGTATGGCAGGTCAGTTACTCGTCACATTCAACACAGAAACGACAGAGAAAGAGATGTATCCGTACTTCTTCGCCAACGGGTTGTACTACCTTTTCGATATAGTCGAGATAGTGATATAACGGTTTCCTGTTTTTATATATAGTCTATGAGACTGGACAAATACTACGAATTCGTGCAGGCCGACTTCGAGGCCATAAGCTCATTCCACATAAAGGACGAGCTCAACCAAAAGATTTGGGAAAACGGCGACCTCGACGACGAGGTCAGGAGAAACCTACTTATGATAGGACAGGACTTCTACGCGGAATCCGACCTGAAAGCCGACGTGGTCGACGTGGTACTATGTGGATCACTCTGCAACTACAACTGGTCAGAGAGATATTCAGACTACGATTTACACGTGATAATACACTACAAAGACATAGACGATGATCTCGAGCTTGCTGAGAAAGTCTGTGACCTAAGTAAGAAGATATGGAACCTCAAACACGACATCAAAATCGCAGGATACGAAGTCGAGGTGATGATACAGGACGAGGACGATATGAACGATGCCATAAAAGGTGGCAGAATGGGAGGAGTCTACTCACTGATGAAGGACAAATGGATAAGAAAGCCAGAGAGAAAGGACTTCGTACCAGACGAGAAGCTCATCAGGTCAAAAGCAGAAACCGTTATGTCTCAGATAGACGAACTCGAGGAGCAACTAAACGAGGATAAATACGAAGAATTCGTCAAAAAACTCGACGCGGTATGGAAGAGAATCAAAGACTTCAGAAAGTCGGGCCTCGATAGCGAGAGTGGTGAATTCTCGATAGGAAACCTCGTGTTCAAGCTTCTCAGGAGAAACGGATATACTGACAAAGTAATGAAGATGAAGAGAGTGGCCTACGACAGACAGTTCGAGAAAAAACAGAACGAGTTATGAAGATAAAGATTTCCGAAGTAGAAGAGATATTCAAAGAGGTCTTCCAAGAAGAGGAGGGAGTTGTTACAACCGTAGAAACTCTCTACGAAAAACCGAAGACAAAAGACGGATTCCTGAAGCTGGTTATTTCCATACACGGACTATCAACTACAGACTCGAACATAATACACACAAAGTTCATATTCAAAACTGACCTCGAAAAACGAGAGATAATCGAGAAAGAATTCATCTACCTATACGACATAAACTGTGTCTACCACAAAGTAGAGTTCGACAACACGATAGACCTGAAGGAAAAGATAGAGGGAATAATCGAGTCTAACAACTTCGGTGAGGACTTAATAATACTCTCCGACTTCATCGAGGCACCTGCTATGTTCCTCAACTACTATATGAAGCGTGCCAAAATTGAGGACTACTCGATATTCGACGTGGAGTACGAACCGAAGTTCAAGACGACTCCGTGCGGAGACACGACATTCGACTTCAAGATAAACATCAACAACAACTACAACGTGGAACTTTCGATATACAAAGTTGACAGGGAAGACGACGATGACATCGACCACTACAAGTTCCAGTTCAGGTTTATGGACGAGATAAAGACCTTCGAGACCGAAGACCTCAAGAACATACACTACTTCATCGGATCACACCTGGCGAAGATGCTCGACGACAAACTGAAGAGTGCACGATGAGAAGAATAAGGCTTTTCGAGGAGTTCAACTACAACGAAGCAGGCGCAGCCGTGGTCTATCACGGAACTCAGGACGAACACGAGTTCAACAACAGAGGCAACCTCGCCAACGGAACCTTCTTCTCGACAAGCTCCAACGAGGCAAGTTCTTACGGAAAACATATCTATAGGATTGAACTCAAAAAGGATTTGAACATACTAGACACAAACAAAATCGAAGATTGTCAGAAGATAATCGACGAATTTGGACCATTAGAAGATCCGTATTATAATTCCGACGAACCAGAATACTTTGTGAACACAGCGGAACAACTCTGGCACCATAGTGATAGTTGGTCTCCAATCGAGGCAGACGAACAACTCATGTCCTGGCTAGATGGTAACTACGACGGAGTGTGGGTATATGAAGGTGGCACTCGCAACCTGTTACTATTCAAACCAGTGGCAGAAAAGATTGACAAAACCTTTAAAGTGAAATAATAATATATACGAGATGAAACTTCATAAATTCTACGAATTCATAAAAGAGGCTGCAGAGTGGGACCAATCCGCAATAGACGAGATGCTTCTACCAATCAAAGACCTCGGTTTTGAAGTACAGATATCAGAACCAAATCCTGTAACGGATGCGTCGTCACATCTCTACAAAAAGATGGTTCGTGAAATAACAATATGGATCAAAAACCAGTACGAGGATAAACTAAATTCCGACGTAAATACTTTCATATTCAAAGATGGTGGACAATGGGATAGAATCTACACAAACGACACAAAAGTTTTTGATTTGATGATTGAGTTCGGAAACCTCGGTCACAGACTTAGTGAGGACGGTACAGCGATAAATATATTATGGCAGGACTCCACAATGAAACTAAAACTATTGCATGTGGTAGACGACACAACGTCCACAGACAAAGAGATTGAACTGAAAAACACATTCGCTGCACTCAGGAACAAATTCATGAGAACAAGTACGGACTTTTCGAGAGGTATGCTATGGGAACCTCGTACCGTAGAGGGGGTTACAGATAGTTTCTCTATAAGATGTAGTGGTACTTTAGGCGCTTTCACAAATAGAAAATGGTCCGCTTTCGTCAAAGGTATCGACCTATCGAATTTCAAAGTAACGTTCGAGAAGGACGAGGAAGACAAAGATGTGGTAACAGTGCATATATCATTACAGAAAGACTAATAAAATAAATAAAGATATGAACGAGGAAAAAGGAATGAAAAAGTTCAGTAAGATTGTAGAATCTTTACAACAACCGGGTCTCGAACCAATCACATTCGAAAGATGCCGAGTCGAAATAGAGAGACTTCTAGGTGAGGACGGACACGACACCGGAGAGACAGCGGCTGACATAGACGCTATGGCAGAGCAAATAATGAAAGAATTCAACTTCACATTCACGTTACTCGAGAGAAGAATATTCGGATGGAAGAAAAACAAAATATAAAGATATGAACAGGGATAGCCAACCAGTATTCAACGCGAACAGAAAAGTCGCCAACTACAAAGACTTCAGTGCCGATGTTGAGAAGGAAAAACTCGGAAAGGTGAGAAGAAGCTTTCAGCCTAACTCTGACAGACAGAATTTTCCATCCAACGATAGAAACGAGTTCGATCCTATCACGAGAAAGGTGACACAGGTCACGCTTCCAGAGGTCGAGGACAAAATCGACGCGATTGAGCAAGACGAGGAAAAGAACGAAAACAAATCATTCGAATCCAATTTAGATATACCGTTGAAATTAAGATTAGCGTATCAAAAATGGATTGAGTCGGAACAACCAGATTATTTTGGTGGTGATAGAGATCAAGAATTGAGAATGAAGGCATTTATGAAAGAACTTGGTGGGTATAGTTCCGCCGAGACAAGAAGTAAATTTATTAAAGCATTGGATTCACAATATGGTGAAATCCCTAAAAGATTTAGATCACATTTTTTGAGATAATATAAAAAGAGAGACTTAGGTCTCTCTTTTCGTTATGCGAAAATCCTCTGTCTTGCACGTTTGTAGTTCTCTAACTCATTTTCCAAACTCTCTCGCTCACTACCCTTCTGCATCCTGTTGATTTGCTCCTGACGAAGCTTTATCTTCTCGTCCAACTTTCTCAGCTTGTCAGCCTTCTTCGGATCCAAATCCGAATATTCATCCTTCTTTGTCTCAGTGTAAGATGATTGCGTGTAGTCACTATATGCTCGTTGGTTACTATTGTAGTCCTCACGATACTCATGCCTACCGATGGTCTGGTAAATATCATTACAGACATACCTTATGTCCTTAATCTTATTCAACAACTCAACCGCAACATCTTTGGTCTTCTTTACATCAATCTCCGAAATCTTCTTATTGGATCGGTCCAACAAAACTATACGACACCTGTCGTCACCAACGTAGTAACGCAATTTGTATCCGTTCTCGAATGAGTACGAGTACTCGTCACAGAATCCATATTCACTGTCGTAAAAATAAGACTTCTTTCTGGCCTTCATACACCAGTAGAAAGAATCCATCTTCATTTTTTTGTTGATTGACACATTCTTTGTAGAAATCCAGTCACGCTCGACCAAATCAAGTATCTTGACTATCCTATAAGTCTTATTCTTCCTTTTTGAAAACAAAGTACCATCTGTCCATCTGTCCATTACACCACTTCTACTTATCAGTCTATAAAGGAATAACATAAACACCGTAAGTAATAAGAACATCGCGAAAACCATAGAAAATTTTTATACAAATATAAAAAGAAAAGCCGCGATAACCGCGGCCTCTCATAAAATCTTGTCGATACCCATGTTCCGACGGACTCGTTTGGTTATGTCTCCTATAAACTCCCAAGAAACGTGATCAGGAAGTCTACTCGAATTTTCGTACCAGTCGTCGAATATGTCCAGACACTCCTCAACCATCTTTGTATACGGAACTCCTATGTCCTCGTAGTTGCAAGTGAGAACCTTCTCATCACTTCTCATATCGTAGATTGCAAACCAGTCCAACCATTGTAGCTGTACCTCGAAACCCATCTTGTGCAACTCGTCAAACCGTTCCTCGAACATAGACTAAACTCTTTTTCCAGTTTCAGGATCGTAGTTCATAATAAGAAGCTCGATACCCTTCTCTTTCTCCACACCCTCTGTTTTGATAACAGCAGAAGGTCTGTGAAACTCCTTCGATGTCCAGATATACTTATCCTTCGGAAGAATCTCCTCAAGTAACGGGAAGTAGTAGTATGACAAAGACCACCTAGACTTAGTAGTCTTCAACAACTCGAGCAACCTTCTGTGCGAAGCAACACCAAACGTGTTCTCGTCGTCACATCCGTACCAAAACAAACGTCTACCATCATCATCGTTCTTAACGTCGTTGAATCGAGCGTAAGGTGGGTCCAAGTAGATGTAAGTGTCCTCGGAGTCGTACTTACGAATGACCTCCTCGAAGTCCAGGTTGTGGAAGTTTGTGATGTTCTTCAGACGCTCGGTGTATTTGTTCTTCTCAAGCTTGTTAATCAAGATACTAAGGTTCAGCTTATCCTTCTTCTTCTTGTAACCGGTGAATCCACCACCACGAGGGTACACACTCGAGAATGAAGAAGTGATCAAGAACGCATACATCGCAGCTTTGTCGAAGTCACCAATCTCGAAGTCCATATCGTCCAGGAAGTCGTTTTGTACGTATTCCCTATAGATTGCCTTATAGAAGTCCCATTTGTCATCCACAGACGTTTTGGTGCAGTGTAGTTTACCACCTGGTGCAAGTAACGCCTTCAAAACTGGAAGAAAATTCTCAGGATCCGCACAACACTTCATCAGGTTCGCCTGGTGTCTGTTGCGGTCGTTGAAAACAACTGTGTTGAACTCCATTTTGGAGTCAAGGTAGATTGCGAACGATCCTGAGAACGGCTCTAGGTAAGTTGTACACTCCTCGAACGGAATGTTCGGGGTGATGAAAGATTGAAAAGCGGCCTTTCCGCCAAAATAAGAAACTATCGACATTTTATTTGATTTTATTAGTTTTATGTCTATTATATACGTGTTCCGACGCGAAGTTTACCTTATTCCAAGTATCGCTTCCAAACCTGTCCTCTGTATACCACGTAACTCGTCTCTAACTTTCATAAGTATCTTTCCGAGGTGGTTCTGACCCTTTCCTTCACAAACTCCCCAGAAGGTGTCGTTCCAGCTATTTCCCTCTACGATTTCTTCTTCTCCAGTATCAAGTAACATCTCTGCGAGTTTTTCATCTTTGAATTTCTCACGGACTGCCCAGTTCATAAACTCGAGTTTTTTGTCGTCCCAGTCTTTCCTGACGGAAATCTTCCTACCCAACTTCTTCACCGTTCCTGGATGTGCTATTTTAGCAACCATCTCACGGAAGTCGATAGGCGTGTACTGACTTCCATTCATAAACTGAGGTCCATTACACTTCATCGCAACGTAGTAGTGCTCTACAGATGGGTACACTATACCCTGATGTACTATTTCACACGTGTAGAAGTTTGACAGGAAACCGTACCTGCCGTCGAATTTTTGTATCATATGTTTACCAGTAGCTCCAGGCCGCGTCCTTGTAGTTGTCGTAGAACTCGGCGTCTATTCCTTTTAGTATCTTGATTAGTATTTGTTTGTTGTGTGCACGTCTGCCACGGTTGAGCATCTTACGGTAATGTTTAGGTGCGGAGTTGTAGTAGACGTTCCACTCGTAGAAGTTCCGGTCTAGGTATTTGTCGATCCAAGCCTCACGGGATTCAGACATTTCGCGGCCGAGGTACTCCATACGGAGTGCCCTGAACAGCTTCTCTCTTTTCCAGTATTTGTTACCGTGCTTCATAATGGCGAAGATACGAAATTAAATAAGAAAGCCCTCTTATGAGGGCTTCTTTTAGTGGAGATGATCGGGCACTGACCCCGATGTACTAATCGGCTACCAATAGGTGCTCGTTCACAGGCTTAGAGAGTTTTTCGAAGCTCACAAAATAGTTAGTTGAACTGACCTATCACTCTAACAATCTGGTTCCGCATTTGTGGACTGCACGGGACAGCTTGGAGAATTTTTGTTCGTCGGTATATTTCTACGCCAACTCGAGTTCTTTCGAACCGATCTTTGTGAGGGCCGCTACTAAATCTTCACGGGTTCCTACTTCATTTGTTTTGCCATTTACGACAGTTTACCGTCTAATTTGTTAATCGGACATTCGACAACCCGATACCTGCACAACTACCTGTATTCCGCTAGGCGAATCCATGACATCCCCGTTGTGTGTTTGTTATATATTATAATCAAAGAACTGAAAAAAGTTGATTCGGGCAGGGCAACCCACCCGAATCAATGTGTTATTTTACGTTTACCAACGTGTTACTGCCGTTACCAAGAACCGTGCTTGAGTTACGACCATCCCATTTCTCGACTTTCTTGTACTCTACGTACAATGGTGTAAGTTTTTGTTGTGTAAGCTCCATCGCCTTAGCCTTAGCAGATGCGTTGATTACCGTTTCCGCAGAGTCTGCCTTTGCTACAGCAATCTTACGTTGTCCATCTGCTTGTGCCGCTATTGCTTGTTGCTTAGAAGCCTCGGCTTGTTGGACTGATCTAGTTTTTGCAATGATAGCTTCTTGTAAAGGCTCTGGTGGAACGATGTTGGATCTCATTTGAGATACAGCAAACCATTTTGATAGACGAATGTTACACTCGTTCACGATAGCAGTTTCGAATGCCTGACGGTGTCCAAAGATAGAGTCGACCTCCCAGGTGTTGGCAACGTCGTTCACTGCACCTACAATCGCATTCTTTAGCCATCCTTGCTCAACATCTTTGATAGGTAAACGAAGGTTCACGAACATATCTCCAACCGCCATAGGTTTCAAAGAGTAGTTGAATGATGGTTTGATGTCTGCCGGGAATCCACCTTTTGTGATTACCTGTTGCTGGTCGAACTCGATGTGTTGCTGGAACGTCGGGAACTCGTAAAGGTTCTCTGTCCAGGTATTATAAACAACCCAACCTGTTTTGTACTGGTATTTCGACACACCTCTGTTGTCACCAGTAAGGTTCACTTTAATTCCGACGTGACCTGCGTCTACTCTTTCGATTGCGAACGGCTGGATGAACGCGAAGATAATTAGTCCGACTCCTCCTACGATACCGATTGTGACCGACTTCCGACCTTCGGCCTTCTGTGTAGTGTTGTTGTAACCCGCATCCTGGATCGTCCTGATTCCTGTGATGATTTTGTAGGCTGCGAAGCCTAAGGCCGCTAGGACCAAAATTGTAGTTATCATTTATTTGTTTTTATTGGTTATACGAGTGTAAATATAGTGAATAAATCCCAAAGTATACAAACTTATGAAAATAATTATTCCTGTCTGTATGATTGGATTTGTTGGGCGGCTTATGAAATGATCCAAAAGAAACGATGTCAATGAAATCCAGGTTACGAAACCAACAAAAGGCACGGCGATGTTAAAAAACTTTCTCATTTTTCTATTTTTTTATTTTAAAGTATTCATATTCTACGTTGTAAATCTCACAGATCCTCTCCGTGGAAAGAGTTGTGAATAGTTCTGGCGTAAGACCATGCAGGAAGTAGCCATCTATGTACCAAAAACAACGTTGTCTAGCCTCGTATAACGCGGCGTCAACGTCGAAGGTACTTATTACATTCTGTTTCATGATACAAATATAGTGAAAATCTATTTATCTACAACGTCGTTTATTCTTATCTGACGGAGTATGGTCTTCATCTCGTCGTCGTGTGAGTGCTCCCATCCTCCCATAACCGGCCATATTTTGGGATGAAGTCCGTTGTAGGGAACATCGCGGTGAGTATCGTCCCACTCCGTGCCATCGAACATCTCGATTATAAGCAATGGCGTCATTCTTTTCTGTAGACTCTGAATGAGCTGTATATGTCTTGCTACCAGGTCGAAGTTAGACCATCTATCACACCATTTGGTTACGATCCAAGTATCAACAAAATCGGTGGTTATTGCGGGTGGTTTAGAGTTTCCGAAATAGGAGTGCCACTTCTCTAATAAGTAAGTGGCATCCATATCCTCAATCCTACTATCCATAAGACGGTTGAAGTGGAACGCGAACCTTATCATGTTCCTGAACCTCGTCTCTGTAAGTGAATCTATAAAATCTACCATATACAAAGGTAGTGAATAAAATCTAAACGTAAAACTCGAAAATGAAATTTCCGTCGTCTTCCTGCCAGGTCACGTCAGTAAATTGTTTCTCTATATCAGAAACCTGTGCGAACAGAGACTCGAGTTTTTCGAGATCTATGTTACCGGAAAGATTTACAGTGAGTACAATCATATCACCCTCGTCATCGACCGTCGTATCGAAACCCTTTATCTCAGAGAGCATTCCGACAAGTTTGTCGTTTTGGTTCGACTCGATGAACTTTTTATATCTACTAAGTCTCATAGTACCATTATATTTATTATTAGGTATCCGTTGTCCATATAGCCAGCACCCATCAGTCCGTGTTTTTCAACCAGTTGATTTATATCCTGTAACTCACTTAGAACTTCAGATGGTTTCCAACCCTCGAGGTCGAAGTAAAGTGACCATTTACCATCTTCCTCTTCGATACCAGAGAATGTATCTAACTTTTTCGCGTCTTTTACCAGGTCATTGTAACTATCCGGATAATCTTTATCACCTTTCACTGCCTCCTGTAGGTCTCTTTTAGTCGGAAGTGAATCCCAGTCTACCTCACAGCTAGCCTTACAAAGCTGCTCGAGATGTGTTATGTTCTGAACCTCCTTACCGGTGTGTTCGTTCATATATCCAACAGAAACGTTGGTACACTCAGGTATAAGACCCATAAGCATAGCAGAGTCTGTGAATATACCCGTTGGGTCCGGAGCCATCTGCATACCGAGTCCATTGTATTGTTCACATAGTGCGTTTGCGAATTCATCAGAACAACATTGTCTACCGAGTTGTTTTGTTATTATTGATCCAGTACCTCTTCTATCGAATGATACACATCTTACTATCTCACTAACGTGTTCGGTCTCCTCAAAACCGTTCGCCAACTTCTTAGATCCTATACCTCCTCTTTCTTCACCTATGAAAAAGTAGTAAAGGCCAGGAACCTTTTTCTCCATCATATAAAGCATCACTGTTACGCCGGCCTTATCGTCTGCACCGAGTATGGTTTCACCACCGGTTGTGATGTTCTCAATACCATTATCGATAGTTGAGTATCTCTCTGTTTTGTTCTGTCTGTGATCCGCAGTGTCGAGGTGTGACGTGAACATAGTAGTTGGTCTATCACCTATTATGCGGTAGTAATTACCGAACTGGTCGTTCATAAGTTCTGGAAGAAGGCCAAGTACCTCTTCCTCGTGACCGTGTGGGTAGGTTTTGGTAGTCAAGGAAAGGAATGTATCTCTAACTTTTAGGTAGTCACGTTCGTACTCTCTATCTTCTATTCGTTTTCTCATAATGTAAATCTAATGTTTCCTGGTGAGAAATGTATCTTACCTGAATTATTTTCATCGACGACAATCTCGTTCGATTTGACCGAAACGAAGTAGCTCTTAACGAAATCAACAGTATCAATCTCCTCTTTGTGTGTCTCTGCCATACGTCTCAGCGTCATTGCCACTTCAACAAGTACGTCCTTAGTAACTATGTCGTCTTTGTTTGTTTTGACGACTGCCACGTATTCACCTTTACATAACCATATATCGTTCGTACTGGGTGCATATCCACCAAGATCGAGTGCATGCTTTCCAACGTAGAGACGTGTAATCTTTTTCGAAGAATCAATATCTTTCGCAATCCACACGTTGAATATTTCACCGGTTGAGGAAGGAATGAGCTTGTGTCTGACCTTACCGTCGAACTTCTTCAGGTCAACTTTAACTGGATTGACGTAATTCTCGAAGTATGCGGAGTATCTCTTAATAATCATACGTTATATATTAAAAAAGAAAAGCCACTCTTTCGAGTGGCTTTTCTGTATTCAGTACTTGTATTAGTTCAGCAATTGAGCTGCATCTTTTACACTGATAGTCATGAATTGTTTTTGTGGGAACCATCCAACTTCAGCAACAGCGTACCTAGATCTCAAGAGCATTCTTGGAGCGAAAGTCGCCTCAGAAATAACTGAGATAGATTGAGCCATAAGGTAAGGAACGAAGATGATACCTGGTTGATCAGCGTTGTTTTTCCTACCAAGGACGATTCTGTTGTCGTTGTATCTCATGTAAGGATCAACATAGATAGCGATGTCGCCTATTGAACCTACAGGGTAAAGTTGACCTTGACCGTTGAGTTTAGATTTCACAGGGTTGATTGTGTAACCAGCGATGTCTTGAAGAGCTGCAGCAAGACCTCCGTTTGTGATAAGGTATTGAGCAGGACCTACACGACCCTCAGTAGCGATAAAGTTAGAAGCATGAGCAATTTTCGTGATCAATTTTCTTTGTACAGCGTGAGTAGTCTCACCACCAGGTGCGTTAGTAGTAGCGTAAGCAGTATCAAGGTCGAAGATAGTGTGACCAGTGATAGTAGCAGTACCAGCGAAAGCAGGTGCAGATGTTCTGTTGAGGTCACCCATTTCGAAAATCTTAGCAACGATTTGCTTAGAGATTGTTTGGGAAAGCTCGTTCACAAGGATAGATTCCATCTTTTGTACGATGTCCATACCTGTGTTAGCTTTGATATCCTCGATTTCAGTTCTTCTGAGTGCTGAAGATACTTCGATAGTACCAACTGCGATAGTCTTAGAAGAAATCTTAGGTCCGATTACACCAGCGTAGCTATCATCATCATCTTGACGTGACATTGGATAATCACCAGATTGAATGTTAGATGTCCAGTTTGCAGAGAAACCTGGGATGTGATCCTCAAGTGCAGAAATCAACTGAATCTCTTGTGGCGTTACAGATGCAGTACCAATGTACGTAATCTGGTCAGACATAGAAGCTGTTGGGTTGAATGTGTTTTTAGTTTGATCGTAAACGTAAAGTGTGTTAGCACTTGAACCAGCAACGTTAGCTTGTCTCCATGCTCTGAACATTGGATAACCGTCTACCCTTGAGAAACCTAAGAACTCAAGTTTTTTGTACTTAGTAGTAGCAATTCCTGCAGCAGATTCAGTAGTCTTTAGATCTGAGCTACCTTGTATGTTATCTACGAAAAGTCTTCCTTCAGCAAGACCGCCAGTTGTAAGAACTGCAGAACCAATGAATTTAGCAACAGTATCTTTAACTTCTTGAAGATCCGTAGCACCCAATTTTACTTTGAATACTTGTGGTCTTTCGTCTGTTCCGTTTGTAGATCTTGAATCATCGTATTGGAAATCGATGTAAAGAAGGTCGATTTTCGGACCTGGTGATGGTTTAACAGCTACGAGGTCAAGACCGATAGTCTGAGCAGCGATTTTCATCGCAACTGGAAGAAGGTTTTGTCCTACGTCACCTGAACCAGCAACTGGTGAAAGTACGTTACCTGTTCTTGGGTTACCTGCGAGGTCACCCACAACTGGATTCAATACAGCGCCCATACCTCCTACGTTAGAAGCATTTACGTACGCATTTTCGTTGATTGAGTGGAACTCAGCGTATTCCGCCATCCATTCTACTCTATCACCTGTGACACCCATATTCTCGAGAACTGGTGCCCATTTTTTAGTGGCTTTCGCCTTGTCTATCCTAATGTGTGACATTTTTAAATTTTTATTTTTTTTTGTGAATAGTAATCTATATATTTGTCTACTTTTCCTTATTTTTGTACTTAGTGGATTTTTTACAGATTACACGTTTTTGAACCTCTCCATTATAGCGGTCATCTCGCCATCAGAAAGTTTATCCTCTTGGATGATCGAGTCGTGAGAAACGAGCTTCTTAGTGGATTCGTTCTTTTTGAGATTTCTAGTAGACCAGAAGTGCTCGATTTGAGATTCAGTCATCAACATTTCCACAGGGTAAAGTCTAGCTTGTGAAAGTATAGACTTCTTAGCTGATTCGTTGAACTGATTCCAGATAGCCTTGGTGTTTTCAGGCATCATCCTGATAACTCTCTCTTCAAGAGATTCAGATTTTGTAGAAAGCGCCTCGGAGATGAGTGTGAGTACATCCTTCGGTGTGAAGTAACTTCTTTCGTTTATGTGAAGTTTAACTGTATCTTGCTCTTCGTTAGTGAGTGCATAGTAGCTGTCTACTTGTGATTTTGACAAGAACTTAAGGAAGTTCAGGTCAGATGTCTCAGAAACTTTACGTTTTTTAGCTTCTTCGATCAATATGTCGATTTGAGATGAAAGCTCAGACTCGTTGTGTCCAGATACCTCACGGTTCCAGTTGTCAGCGTCATCGTCGTCATCATCATTGTCGTCGTCTTCGTGTTTAATATGTACTGCCTCAGGAGAAACCTCAGCGATACCCGCAGGTCCACAGACAGCATCATCATCGTCATCATCCATATTATGTGCCATATCAGCATCGTCATCGTCATCATCCTCTACAGCTTCAAAACCGTGTGCATTAAGTGATGGGAAGTTATCCTCAACAGATTCGAAAATTTTTCCACCATTGAGTTTCTCAGTAATCATACCTGAGTAAGAGATAGATTTGTCGAGGTTCTCAGCGATATACTCAGAATATGCGATGTTGTCATCAAGATGCTCAGCAAGGTATTCAGAGTAAGCAATGTTACCTTCTACGTGCTCAGCAAGGTACTCAGAGTAAGCGATAGAATTATCTACGTGCTCTGCGATGTATTCAGAATAAGCGATGTTTTTATCCAAATTCTCAGCGATATACTCAGAATATGCGATGTTCTTATCCAAATTCTCAGCGATGTACTCAGAATATGCGATGTTTTTATCCAAATTCTCAGCAAGATACTCAGAATAAGAAATGTTCTTATCTAGGTTTTCTGCGATATACTCAGAGTAAGAAATGTTCTTATCTAGGTTCTCGGCAACATACTCAGAATATGCGATGTTTTTGTCAAGATTCTCAGCAACATACTCAGAATATGCGATGTTTTTGTCAAGATTCTCAGCAAGGTACTCAGAATAGTTTACTGCTTTCTCAAGGCTCTCAGCTAGGTAGTCGTTGTGTTTGATAAGCTTGTCAGTAGTCTCTTTCAAAGACTTGTTCTCGTTTACCATAATCTGAACTTTCTCAGCTAGGTAGTCTAGGTATTTCACAACTTGTGAATTTGTCTTGTTGAGCTCCTCATAGTACTCGAGAAGTTGTTCAAGCCTCTTAGGGTTCATGTTGCCCTTTGTAATGGCACTCTTAACCTCCTTCTTAGTAGAAGCCAACTCCTTGACCAAATACTGAGAGTAGTCAGTCAACTGTTGTTTAGTAACGTACTCGTTTTTGTTCATGTTGAATAAATCGTTGATTTTTGACTCATCGGACATCTCATATATCCTAAAGTTAGATTTCGGGTCAGCGAAGCCAAGCGACTCATTAAGAACTTTAACACTCATTTTAGCCGATGCAAATCCTGGATCTGCAACAATGTCGTAAGTGAATAATTTCTTTAATGAGACCGTACCATCAGACTCTGTTATACCTGCGGCGCGTGAAGAAACAAAAAGAGGACATCCGTCGTCGACGAGTGCCTTTGCTTCTTTACCCCAATAAGTACTTAACAGTCTGATTTCGCCCGCAACTAGGTTCTGCTCCTTGATATAATCAGCCTTAGTGATTATGTGTGAAGCCCTAGAAAGAGAAGTATCGAAAACATCCGGGTGGTCGAACTCGCCGTAAACGACTCCGAGGTTATTCATCCTCTCGTTCATCTCGCCAAGCGCAGGAAGGAACCTATCAGCAGTGTACACTCTCTCATTTCTGTTCTTTATATCGAACTCAGTGAATGTTCCGTTTAATACGTAATCCTTCTTACCAGTCCCGCCACTTTCCCTCACAAGGGAATTAGTAGAGTTTTCTACAATCAATACTGGTTTCATGTAATTGTTTATTTTTTGTGCGTTTAGTGTATATATATCTTTTCTTTGACTACTTTTGTAAATGGGTGGTTTTTTTATAGTAGGACACGAAACAAAACCGTTTTACTAAATAGAACAGAAGAGGATTTTTTACGATGATAACAACAAGGGAAATACCCGTAAAGATTACAGACCACAATTACCAGTACTACGACGACCTGGGCTACGACACCACACTCGGCGAAACTATAGTAATACCTGTGGAACTGCTACCAAAAGGATCACACTACAAAATAACCTGTAAGTGCGATGGCTGCGGCATTGAGAAGCAAGTAATCTACAAAAATTACCTAAGATACGGGAATAACTTCGGTGAATACTACTGCAGAAAGTGTTCAGAACACAAAAGGATAAAAACGCTAAGAAAGAACTTCGGCGTAGACTACCCAATACAAAACAAAGGAGTACTGGGTAAAATGAAGAAAACAATAATGGAGAAGTACGGCGTAGACAACATCTCCAAAAAAGAAAAAAAGAAATGAGTAAATACACAGAGGGCGACACGATAGAAGCCCAGATAGAGTTCGCCGGATCAGGCAACGCAACAATCAAAATCGACGAAAGAGAGTTCTTCGTACACAAAAAGAAGACCGCAAATGCCCTGCACCTGGATAAGGTCAGGGCAGTTCTGTTCAAAGGAGAACGAAAAATGGAAGCAAAAGTCGTAGATGTTCTCGAAAGACACAAGACAACATTCGTAGGAACAGCACAGGTCGGAGCGAACCACACATTCGTAATACCAGATAGTTCCAAGATGGTCGTAGACTTCTTCATAAAAGGAAACCACGAGGCACAGAACGGACAGAAAGTCATCGTAGAGATGATAGACTGGGAAAAGGAAAGGAAATCACCAAGAGGCAAAATCACCAAAGTTCTCGGACTGAAAGGAGAAAACGAGACAGAGATGAACGCCATTATGTACGAGTACAACCTACCAATAGACTTCCCACAAGAAGTACTAAACGAAGCCGAGCTAATATCCGACGTGATTCCAGAATCCGAAATCAAAAACAGAAGAGACATAAGATCATGGACCACCATCGGTATTGATCCACACGACTCGAAAGACGCAGACGACACAATCGGAATGCACTTCGAAAACGGAAAGAGACTAATATCCATAAACATAGCAGACGTATCACACTACGTCAGACCAGGCAGTGAACTCGATAAAGAGGCATACAAAAGGTCTAGCTCCGTTTATTTAGTAGACAGATGTGTACCTATGATACCACACAAACTATCAAACGGAATATGCTCACTCAAATCCGGAAGTGACAAGCTATGCTACTCAGTAATCGTAGAACTGAACAACGACGGAAGAATCGAAGACAGCTGGTTCGGAAGAACTGTCGTCAGAGTCGACAAAGACTACTCATACGAAATGGCACAAGAGGTCATCGAGAGAGGAACTGCCGAGGTAGACACCGAGAAGGTAATACTCGAACTCGACAGACTCGCCAAAAAGATGAGGAAACGAAGAATGAACGGCGGTTCTATGGAAATCGGCGGAGTAGAGGTGAAGTTCAAGCTAGACGGAGACGGAAAGAAACCAGTCGGTGTCTACCTAAAAGAACAGAAAGATGCGAACCACCTCATAGAGGAGTATATGCTTCTCGCAAACAGAGAGGTCGCAAGATTCATCAAATCGAGACACCTTCCGTGTGTCAACAGAATACACGAAGAACCAGGAGAAGAGAAACTTGAACACGTGAAGACATTCATCGCCGGACTCGGATATATGATCAACTACGGAAGTACCGCCGAAAAAACAAAACTCGCAATCAACCAACTGATGAGAGACTCGAAGGGCACACCAGAGGAGAACATCATAACAACACTGGTGATAAGAGCACAACAGAAAGCGAAGTACTCTACAAAAAACATCGGACACTATGGTCTCGGTTTCGAGAACTACTCACACTTCACCTCACCAATCAGAAGGTATAGTGACATATTGGCACACAGGTTATTGTCTAAGGCACTGAACGCACAAGGATATAACAAAGAAGTAAACCATAGTGAACTGGATAAGCAGTGCGAGTGGATCTCCAAACAAGAGATGGTTGCTACAAAGGCACAGAGAGACTCCGTCAAATACAAACAGGCAGAGTACCTACAGGACAGGATCGGACAGGTTTTCGACGGAGTCGTTTCAGGCGTTCTCGAAAGAGGAATATATGTAGAGCTCACAGAAAGTAAATGTGAGGGAATGATAAGGATATCAGAGATGGGTGGAAAGTGGACAGCATACCCAGACAAATATGCAGTTATGAACGAGTTCGGCGAGACGATTCGATTAGGGGATCCAATCAAAATCGTAATAAAATCGGTAGACTTAGAAAAGAAACAGATTGACTTCATAAAATTCAACTAAAAATGGGAAGGCTAAAGTCGAAAGAAATGGTCGTATATACCTTAGAGGTCGAGTTGGATGATGATGAATCACTCGACTACTACGAAGGTCTACTCAACAGGTACAACCAATGGAAGGTGTTCAAAAGAGAGGTCAGACTAACCGGCCTACTGAACTCCGGCAAGAAGGTACAGTTCGACATAGAAGACGCGAACCTGCTAATATCCACGGATATGGATGCCATACAATACATACACAAAGCTGTCTTCCGTGCCGACAACATAACATTCATACTGAAGGACGAAGAAATCGTCAGTATGTCATTGTCTGGTGAGATAATTGAAAATACATTGGGTAACGCTATAAAAGGAATACTGGATGAAGGAATACCACTAAAGATAAAGAAGTATAATGACAAACGAGGTAGAATAACTTTCTACATAGACATAGAAGACGACAACGCTGCATAAAAAAACCTCTCAATTTGAGAGGTTTTTTTGTATATCTTCTTTTATTCTACTTAGTGCATATTCCCATTTTTCTTTGACAGACTTATATTTATGTTTATCCTGAAACTCCATTTTAGAAAGCTGCATATTAAACTCTTCATTTAGGTTATTATTTGTAACCTCATCATAAATCTCATAAAATAAATCTTCATATTGTCCCATAATCTCAAAAAATTAAAACTCGAACTCAGCACCACCCTGTGCACCACCTTGTGCCGGAGGAGGAGCTTGAGCACCACCCTGTGCTGGAGCCTGAGCCTCACCACCCTGTGCTGGAGGAGCTTGAGCACCACCCTCGGTACCGGCCTCGCCACCACCTTGAGCACCCATCTCACCGCCACCACCCTCGGCACCGGCTTCACCAGGAACACCGGATCCGATAGCTGTGGCATCCTTCGCCCAGTATCTGGCGTTCTCTGCCTTCTCTTCTGGAGATAACTTGAATATGTTATCCATTATCCACTCTATGTGGAAATAAGGTTTCTCACCATTCATAACACCTAAAAGTGTACCGACTATTCCTGCCTTCTTCTCGAGGTTACCGAGCTTCTTCCATTCCTCGAAGACTTGGTTTGAGTAAAACTCTATATCCATTTCGTTGAGGAACTTATCGTCGTCTATGAGCTCAGGAAACTCTATTAGCATCTGAAGCTTCAACGGCTTCACAATAATCTCTTTGAAGTTGGCACGAAGCCTTCCGATGAAGTTGTGAAACTTTATCTCGTCTCTCGTCATCTCTGCAGCATCAGTTACCAGGTTTCCACCACCAGCTTCACCCTCGAAACGATTCAGAGGAATCTTCGACGCTCTCTTCAATGCCTGGTGAAACCACTTTAGCATTCCATCCTCGTTTAGATCGTGACCCTGTGGTGACTTCAACTCCATAGACGGAGATCCAGCATCTCCCTCTGGAAACCATATCTGCTTGTTGAAAGGAAGGTGCTTTGAACCATTTATAGTAAGAGTACCCAGTGTGTCGTCCCACTCGACCTCCTCAGAGTAGTCGTGTATTAGCTGACCAATCTGCTCTTCTGCTCTTTGTCTGGATAAACCTTTGATTGGAATTTTGAACTCCTGGTAAAGAGTAGCGTTGATGATGTTGAACATTATCTTAGTCTGCTCAAGTATCTTCAACTGGTTATAAGGCTTTATAAGACCCTCGACATAAGAAGTCTCCGAGAAATCGTTCTGAGTCGAATATGATATGAATACTATTTGTGAATCGAGGAATATCCTTCTGAGTTGTGGATCCTCAGGATATTGTATCCAGAGGTGACCAACGTTAGGCTCGTACGCAGGAACTATCGTCTCAGGTCTTAACCTGTTGAATGCGATTATGTTCTTCTTTTTGTCATCGTAAACTATCTCCATCGCGACGTATCCGTCCACAAGGAAGTCTTTTATAAGGTTGAATGCGGTAACACTATCAGAGAATCCATACCTGTTGTATATCCTTTCGAAGTACTCAATGTACTTATCCTGTATCTCTTTACTATATCCAGTAGAAAGTGACCTGAGCGAGCAGAAATCCCTGTCGTCGTTGTAAACTACACACTCATCTGCCACCTGACTGATGAAGTCTCTTATCTCGTCCTTTATAGAGTACTCACGAAGTATCCTTCTTTTGTCAGGATAAGAACGATCCAAATAAGGTATAGATTTTCTACCAAGAACTGAGGCTACTGCCCGTTGGCTAAAGAAATCATACATCGAATTTCCTTTAGATGCATACGGATCCTCGTTTATTCCGACACCGACCTGATTACGGATAATCATATCATCATAATTCATTCCGTGATTCGATAAGTTCCTCAATATCCTATTGAAGAAACCTTTGTTCTCACCGGAATTCTGTAGACCGAATGCCGCGTTGTTATTATCGTTGTTGTTAAAATAGTTATAAGAGGCCATGCTCTAAGTTATTTTTCTTTATATCCCTGTTCACCTTACTACAAAGTGGCTGAAGATTCGTGTAGTGAGAAAGTCTTATTAGGTCTTCTTCACTTTCCGCAGTAGACAACGGTACTATATGGTCTATATCCCAACCATAATCAAACTCACCGTTGTATACGCCTTTGTTATCCCAGGTCATCCAATGTTCGAACCTGACTTCCAAATGACTCTTCAGTTCCTCGAACGAACATCCTAAAATCTCATGTGTCCTAGATTTTTTGACATATCCGTTGTAGTAGAACGAGTTATATATTAAGTTCCTGATACTAGTAATCAATCGAAACATAGGGTCGTTGTTCCTTCTCTCTACGAGGTAGGCATTTCTCTTATCTTTATTATTTGCTTGGTACTCCTTCTGATATTTTAGCTTCTTATCC